GTTATATGGAAACTCCCCAATTCAATCAGTATGGAAAAAGGTTATGTCCCTTATGCACCAAGACGAATATATGTGGAAATACTTTGATAAGGATAGACCACCAAAATCATTATTGGTTATGGGAAGCAGAAATGCAGAATCAGTAGCCTCATTTATGGAAAAACAAAGACAAGGTGCAAGGCAAGATCCATATATGCCACGACCAATACTACTAAATACTGATAATGTAGGTCAAGCACTTCAATATGTTGATCTTACACCAAACTTTAAAGAACTTGAATTGAACGATCTTAGAAAAGAACTAAGACAAATTATCTCAACTGTTTACGGTGTTCAACCATTATTCTATGGTGAACAGGCAAAGGCTGGACTTGGAAACGAAGCACTTCAAGTAACTCTTACAAACAGGACAATTAAATGGTTTCAAAGATTTTTCAATGAAAATTTCTTTGATGAAATTACTGATATATTGGAAATATATGATTGGAAAATTGAATTAGTAACAAGCGAAGAAATTGATGAACTTAGAGAAGAACAAGTTAGAGGACAAAAGATAGATAACACAGTAAAATTATATGGTATGGGCTTTGATGTGGCATTTGACGGTGAAAATAACATACAAATATCACAATATCCAAATCCTGAAAAACAAGAAGCTATGATGGGTGGTGGAGCAGGTCAAAATATTGGAGCAGGTAATAATGATAAAACAACATCAAGTTCACCTAAAAAAGAAGGTGAAGCACAACAATTTGACGGACAACCAAAAATTGCAAGACCAAGCGATAAAGTAGGTACAGGTGAAGGTGATCCAAGAGGATCAGGCACAGGAACTACATTAAGCAATAAAGGTATGAGCAAAAAAGATTGGGATAAGTTTTTAAAAAGCATAGATGAGGATTAAATTGAAATATACTTGCGATATTTGTGGTTGGACAAAGGAAAATGAAGAAAGTCATCATGTAACATCTAGTGATTTTAATGAAATTTTTGAACATGAGAAAACACATAATAAAGGCAGTTATTGGGAGCAAATAGCGAAGAAAAATGATTAGTGATACAGAAATAGTTGAAGAAATAAAAAGATATATGGAAAATAACCCATTTGCAACAGCTTTTGATATTGTTGAATTTTTTACTCAAAAAGGAATGTCTAAGGATATGGTTCTATACATACTTAAAGAAATAGTAAATGAGGGGGTTAGAGAAAGTGGGCGATAGGTTTGGTTGGATTAAAGACGGTTTAGATCAAAAAGACAGGATTCAAAAACGTGATTTAAAGGAAAGAGCTGGAAAAGAAAACACACATACAAAAAAAATTAGAGAAGCTGTTCAATCAGATGAACAAACTAGAATTAATATGTATAGTGAGGGCTTTTGCTACGGTTGTAGTAAAACCGATAAAGTAATTAGTACCTTGATATATATGTGTGGGGACTGTATGGATAGGCGAGGAACAGAAGGATTAATGTGTTTAGTTATTAAAAAAACAAGTTATGAATTATGTGATATACACGCTGGTTGGGTTCTTAATGATGCTTGGCAAATCAACTGTTCATTATGTGATTCTTGTATGCGAAGACTAAAATTAGTTCATAAAGAGTATAGAAAGAAAGGTGGAAGAAAAAATGCACCTGATCAAATTATTAAAAGAAAGTTTTATGCAAGAAATCCCGGTGAAGTATTAGGAAATGGTATAACTAGAGATCAAACTGCTGATCAACGGTATGCAAGACGTTAGATATTTTTTTCTGCTTTGTCTATTTTATATTCTAATTCTGCTATTTTATTCAACTGTTCTGCTCTTGATGGCTCATCATATCCATCTTCCCAATGAAATTTAATCTTTTCAGTATTGTAATCAATTATTAAATGAACGGTATTTGTACCAGCGTCATAATACCACTCCCCCATTAATGTCATTTTTTTATGTGGAAGTTTAGAACCATAATATATACACTTTTTAGCAAAAATAGGTTTTGACCAAAACCGTGTTTTAACTTCAACACGCTTTTCTTGAACATTATATACAAAATTTTGTCTTGTTACGTGAATTGGCTCTTTCTTAAACCGTGTTGCATTAGTAGTGCCAACTCCCGGATGTATATGCACATACCTCTTGTTTACATTAAGATTATCATTTACCATGTTCATACCTGTATAAAACCAAAATGAATGATTTTCAGGTATATCTATGGCTTCAATTTCAAGCCTATTATTGACGTTCCCTGAAAAAGGGTGTAATTTATTGTATGTGTAAATGTTGTCATATACAAAGAAATCCATATATAAATGAACATTAAACCTTTATATAACCGTTTCTTTTTGATTATTTATGGGTTTCGAGAAACAAAATCTAGCACTTCTAGTGGTAGGACTGTCCCTTATATCAGCAATAGTATTTGTTGGTTGGGGTGCAGCTAAAGGTCTATTATTAGATGGCGATGTTCAAATGACAGCTGAACAATACGGCACAATATTCACATTTGTGTTTGGTATTATGATTGGATCGGCTTTGACATATTTGGGTATCCGTGCAGGTCAAAATACAACACAGGAATCACAATCGTAATATAAGTTATACTTATATACTATTGTCTTATTTTTTATATATGAGTGATTACATAGAGTTTCCACACTTTATCACAAAAGGCATAGAAGTAAACGGTAAAAACTTCGAGACTGGCGATGAACGTAGAGTTTTCAAAGGTCATATAACTGCTGAAATTATTGATAAACAACATGAATTTGTCTTTGTAAAAGAAGTTATGAAAATTATGGAAACATTTATGTCCGTAAATCCCGTAATATCAGATTATCATAGCAATAGAATGGTAGGTAAAGTCCTTGCATACGAACAATCGGAATATCAGGGTGTCCCAACTGTTTTAATTACAGGTGAGTTATATAAGAAAGATGGCGTAACACTATATGACAAAGTTTGGGATAAGGTTGTAAAAGGTGAATATGCAGGTTTAAGCATGGGTGGAGCAAGTAAAGAACGTGAGCCAATCCAAAAAGACGGTAAAATGGCATTAGAATTAAGAAAATTAGAATTATATGAAATTGCATTGTGTGATACACCAGCTAATCCATTTGCAATTATTGAATCAGTTAATACATTTGCAAAGGCACAAGGCTTAGAAGAAATGGTAAAAGACTATAATGGTAGGGAACAGATAAGATGTAATAGTTTAAGTTGTAAATTTGAAAAAGGAACAGATTTGAATCAGGATAAAGACCTAGATCATAACTATAGATGTGATGATAATTCAAATATATGTGTTGTTTGTGGTGTAAAAAAGACTGAACACGGCATAGAACAGTTCGATAAGCCTACTGAAAAATTAGATTCTAAAACATTAGTTAATAGATCTGCTGAAACTAGAGCAGATAATGTAGGGGAATCTACAGGAAGCCCAAAACAAGTTAATGATTTAATGGGACAAATACCAAAACAAACAGCAAGACCACAAGTTAAACCAATACCATTAACAGCACCTACTAAACCAAAAGGATTACAAAAACATCATATACCAGCAACACCTGAAAGCATAGAAGGTAAGGCAAGAAAGAAGAACAAAGAAGTAGAAAAACAACAAGTTCCTCATGGAAACGAATTAGAAGAAAAGTGGACGGTTCATAAAATGATTGACCATTTTGGGATAAATCAAGTAAAAAAGGCAGTAGAAGAAGCAGAAACATTAGAATATCTAAAAAGACTAAGTAGAAAGTATAACAACTAAGTTTTAAAAATTAACTTTATATATCACCAAAAATGTTTATATATAACAACATGACTACAGAAAAAGACGTACAAACAGAAGAAATTTCTGAAACAGTTCAAAAATCAGATGACACTTCAGTTACATCTATTCTTGCTTCATTAGTTAAAGCACAAGAAGATAGAATTGATTCTTTCGAGAAAAGATTCGATGGTCTTGAAACTTTAATTAAAGAACACAATGCAAACCCTGTCGATCACGGCACAGAAGTTGAAAATCAACCAAAGGTCGAGGATAAAGACGATGTTGGCGACAAAGTTACCGTAGGTAATGAGTTAGCACCATCACCTAAAGATCAGGCTTCAATAATCGCACCAGCCCTCCAAACTCCTTCCGCAGATGCAGAAGGTCTAAAGATGGAAAATAAGGCAGATGACGATAAGAAAGAAGACGATAAAAAGGAAGAAGTTGCAAAGACAGAAGACGAGGAAAAAGATGATAAGAAAGAAGAAGTCAAGAAATCTGACGAAGACACTTCAGAATATGAAATTGTAAAGACGGTTCGACCAGTTCTCAAAGCTCAAGATGACGAGTCAACAATCCCAACAGGCTATCAAATATTGAAAGCAATCGCTGGTGGTTGGAATGGACAAACATCTAGTGCAGAAGAAGCTCTGGTTATAGCACACAACAAACTAGAAAGTGGCGAGTTCGGAAACGGATTACCACAGGGGGCATACTAAATTGTCAACCTATCTAGGACTACGTTCAATAGATGAACTAGTTAATTATACCTATAACAGAACTCCTGACGAGATTTTGAAAGCAGGTTTCAGTACCACAGATCCGGGTGCAGGTGGGAACTATAACCCTCTATTCGGAGCTATGGCATGGGCTAACTTCAACATGGAAGCAAACATCTTCGCAGCTTTGCCAAAATATGTATGGGACTTTTCAGGTTTCCGTATCTTTAGTGCAAAAGCAAGTAACTTACCAACTGTGAACGACAAAGTTCATGGATATGGTGGTACAGTAGAAGGTGGACAGATTTCCGCAGCTGTAAAACCTACAGTTAAAGAAGTAACAGTCAAACCAAAAACCTTACAATACGTATTCGAAGCATCAGAACTTTTGGAACAGCTTGTAGATAACTCCAGAGATGATAACTACGGTTCTCTTGCACAGCAAAGAGTTTACGCTAGTGATCAATTTAAGGAAAGAGTCAATTTAATGCTTACCGACATTCCTGTCGATACAGTACAAACTGACAAAAACCAAAAATTGAACTTAGAATCTCTAGATAGAATTGTAGCTTCAGGTGCAGAATATACATTTGAGGCACACAGTAACGTAGCCGATTTATATGATCCTTGGCGATCAGCAAACGGAAACGGTATTGACAGAACTACAGCTACATACGATTCAACTGTAAAATCACCTTCAGGTACATTAGGTACTGCTGACGTATTAACCGATGCAGTTATCAGGGATGTTCTTGCAGATGTGAGAATTGCAGCTGGAAAAGAGCCAACAGTTATGATTGGTGGACAGGACACATACTCCGAAGTTCAATCAATCTATATGAACGCTTATCGTATCCAAAACACAGCTGATTTAAGAACAGAATTTAGCGTAGGCGTAAACGGTGTAGATACTTTCACTGGTACAGGTGCTGGATTGCATATATCCACGATATATGGACTTCCATTCATTCCTTCAAAGGATACACCTCAATCAGCAGAAGGTTCAGTAGATGACTTGTTCATCTTGAACACTAGTGCAGATAAAAATGCTCCAAACAAACCATTGGTCGGTATTCAGGTACTAAAGCCAATCGTTTATTACGAAGCAGGAAAAAGACAACAGGGCTATCCATTCATTAACGAAGCTTTCAACGATCGAGCTTTGTATAATATGTTAGCAGAAACTACCTGTCGAAACTTTAAAGCACAAGCCAAAGTTAGAGATATAGCTTCAGGAATTTAATAAAATACCCCCCTTTCTTTTTTTTTAAATTTTCAAAAAATTATTCCTATGTAAAAGAATTATATATCTATATATAATAATCTTTATATACTAATTTCT